TAAATATAATATTTCATTTGACGACGTTTCTAATGACTTCAAAGAGTTTGTTAAGGAAGAAAAGGAATCTATTAATAAATCCAGCATGGATGATGATTTTAAGACCTTTGTTGATAATAGTGAAGAAGAGTTACAAAAACAGTTTGATATTGCACACAACTTCCAAACTAATACTAGAGGACTTAAAATTCGTGGTTCATATCCTACTCAAGAAGAAGCTGAACTTAGATGCAAAATGCTAAGAGAAGTTGACCCAAATCATGATGTTTTTGTTGGACCTGTTGGATTGTGGATGCCTTGGGATCCTGAGGCTTACAAAACTGGACGTGTCGAATACATGGAAGAGGAGTTAAATCAATTGATGAGTGAGAAGACTAAAAATGAATCTAATGCTAAAACCGCATTTGACCAACGTGTTAAGGAATCTAAACAAAAAGCAATTGATGAGAATGTTAAAAATGCTGAGAAATCTGGTAACGTTCTTACACAAACTGTTGATGAAAATGGTAACCTTATTGGTGTTAATAATGCTAACACTCAAGAGTTCGCACTTAGAGACCAAGAGAACATTTCAACTGCTGACATTTGCAATGAGTTGTTTGAAGGTGAAAATATTGTTGTTGGTAAGACCGATAATGGTCAAAGTCAATTAGTTTCTGGACCTTTTGCAAATAAGGATTCTATGGAGCAAGTTGATTAAATCAAAATAAAAAATTAGTATACAGTATATTTTTTTAAAATAAATTACAATAATAATTACTTAAATTTAAATAAATAATATAACAAAATGAAAATCTGTTATATTATTTCAACATGCGACAAATATTTAGATACACGAGTTTCTTATCAAATGGAAACTATGTTTAAAAATATAAATAAAAACGATATTTATTATTTAACTTCAAAACCTAACGTAGAGAGAAGACAATTTGGATGGTATACAATGGATGATAGTAAAAATATTACTTGGAAATACATTAATTTTATTTATAATATGGATGGTGAATTTTTAAAATATGATTGGTATATATTTATTGATGATGATACGTTTGTTTTTACAAGATGTTTGCAAAAATATTTAACACAATATAATCCTTCAGAAAATTATTATATTGGTAAAGAGCTAGACCATATTAAAAAAGATTTTTGCCGCTATATGTCAGGTGGAGCTGGATATGCTATTTCAAACGCATTATACAAAATCTTGCACAACCATGTTAAAAGTAATGGAATCAATAATGTGTATAAACATTGGTGCGATGATTTATGTATTGGATTATGGATTCAAGAATTAGAAAAAAGACATAATATACATCAAATAAATGATGATAATTTTCATATTGAAATGCATAAAAATGACGGTGAATTAGAAAGAGCATTAACATTTCATGGTTTAAGAGAATTAACTCATTTTCAATATTATATGGATTTAAATAAAAATATAAAGGAAGACACCATATTTGCATTAGTTACAGATCTTAAATATTTTCCAAAGGCAAAGCGCACTATTATTGATTTAAGAAGCAGAGGCAATTGGCGCGGTCCTATTGCTCTTATAACAGTTGACTTTGATTTAAATGATAACTTTGCAGATTTTTACGATGTAACAGAAGTTAAATTTGACATAATAGATAAGGCTCAAATGCTACAATTAATTGGGAAAAATGGATTTTCAGATGGCGACAAGAGAGAATTAACAAAGCTTAATCAATGGGAAAAATTGCATATATTTGACGATTTTTTTATGCAGTGGCAGCGTGTAGTCTATTTAGATTCTGGTTTGCGTGTTTTAGACGATGTTTCACACCTTTTGGAACTTGATTATAAAGGAGCTGTAATCGCACCACGTGACGGAAAAATTGATGCACCTATAACATTTAACACGCAAATCAGTCATGACAATGCAGAATTAGTCGCTAAATTACTCGCCGAATATGGATCCGACATTTTGCAGTCAAATCATATGTTAAATTGTGTTTGGATTTATGATACAGATATACTTCAAATTTGTAATAAAACGCAACTTGTGGAAGCAATGAATAAATGGCCTCTTTGTAAAATAAATGAAATGACAATTATGAATTTGTTATTGCATTTTAAATATAAATTATGGAAACCATTCCCTGTAAATGCTTCAAATAAAAAAATATTATTTGATTGGTGTGAATTAAATAGTTCTAAACCTACAACATGGAGAGATTATTGTCTAATTAAATATCCTGTTACCATAAACTTTGACGACTGAAAGGATTAGAAGATGCAGTTGTTTCTGCTTTTTTAAAGTGCGGACTCACATAATTTTGAAGATTAAAGTATGTTAACTCATCATTTGGTTTTAACTTTAATAAATTTCTTAATTTAGCATCACAATTAATTTTACGACCATTAACCTTATCTTGAAGATTGTTTACACGAATATAGTTATTAATTTCTTTACTAACTTCTACTTTAGACATTTCAGTTCCAATACTTTTACCAAGAAATAATGCAAGTTCATTAGAAATATAAGTAGGCTTTTTTAAGTGAATATTCATAAATTTTTGAAGATTAAAGTATGTTAACACATCAGTAGGATTTAACCTTAACAAATTTCTTAATTTAGCATCACAATTAATTTTACGACCATTAACCTTATCTTGAAGATTGTTTACACGAATATAACAACATATTTCTCTACTAACATCTACTCTAGACATTTCAGTTCCAATACTTTTACCAAGAAATGTTGCAAGTTCATTAGAAATATAAGTAGGCTTACAAAATCCAGATGGTACACACTGTTTACATTTTCTTTTTTCTTTTTTAAGAATATACACTCCTTGAGATACCTTCTTAAGCAGCTTATTTTTATACTCTTCTAAAGATTTTTGCAATTCTTCATGCTTTGAAAATAATTTAATATTTTCTCTATTTATTTCAATTAGTTCTTCAATAGTATTATATTGTTTTATATTAATTTTATTAGTATCACGAATTATTGTAATTATTTTTTCCCAATTCTTATCACTTTTAGATTTAAGAGTATAACTTGTTTGATTAAGTAAATTTAATATTTCATTATTTGCTTTTACTAATTTAAAATTAATATTTAATATTTCTTCTTTATTTTCATTACTTAAATTATGATAGTTTTCATGACAAATTATTCCAAATTTTCGCATTCTCTCTCTTTTTGCTTTTCTATTTGTTTCAATTAGTTTTGAAATAGGATCTGTAATATTTTCATCCATTTCATCCATTAATAAATTTATATTGTTGTTTTGAGTTAATAAAGGATTTTCGGTTTGCATAATACAAGGTTCTTTATAAATAGCAGAATGTTGAATATCATTTATAGCATTATAACTAATATTAACACTTGCATTTCCTGTATATTCTATTTCAATATTATTGCTATTTCCAGAAATATTAAAATTATTAATTCTAATGCTATTCTCGTTTAAATTATTGAACTTACTTATATTTTTGATATTTAAATTACTATTTTGATTGCATTTAAGTTTAAGTTTGTTACCGTTAAAATCAAACTCAGTGTCGTTAATAGTCAACTTTGCGTTCATTATGCTATACAATTAATACATTTAGTTATAATGTATTAATTTAAATCAATTTTTTAAATAACACTATAATAATAATCATCTACTATAGTTTTATTTTTTACACATCTACTCATTCTAGCAGTTGATATTCCTTCAGCTACTGCGGCCTTTGCAATTGTTTCCCAAGTTGCTAATAATAAATTTGTTTTTTCTTCTCTCTTATAAACTTTTTTACCAGTACATGAAATTAGTTTGGGTTTATGTATATTTTCTTTTATTGATAAACCATAATATCCTTCATTATTTCCGTCCTTAGTCCATACTACTGCTTTTAACGCATAAGGTGATTCATTTAAATATTCTTTTAACTCTTTCATATCATTTTCAGACAACTCTTTTCCAACAGATTGTTTCCATTTTTGGTATTCACTTAATAAAACTGAATTTAATACTTTACCTGTGTCAGAAAATTGACATGCTTGAAATATAAATGTCTCAGCATCAGAATTTTCTTTTGATTTTTTATATTCTGCAGGTTTTAATTTAATTCCTCCATAACCATGATTTGTACCAATGCGTTTTGGTTTAAATCTTGCATCTAAATAAGTTTTAAATGCGTGAAAAACTTCCTTTGTTGGTTTAACTTGACTCCATAAACGATAACGGCCTTCTAAATCAGTCGAAAATTCTTCGACATCTGATCTTACAATGCAAATGTTATTAACGAATTCATTAAATTTTTTATCCATATCATTTTCTGCTTGTGAAATTTGAGTTACTATATTTTCAACTGGTTGTTGAATAATGATTTGTTGTTGTTCTTTTAACTTTAAATTTTGAATTTTTAGTTCTCTGTTTTCAATTTCCAACTTTTTATTTTCACTTTCAATCTCTCTAATTTTATGTTCTAAATCCTCATTTTGTTTCATTATTCTATTAAAATTTTCTATGCTATATGTTTTAGAATGTATTATATCTTTTATAATTTTAATTAATTTTTCAGTAGTAAAATCTGTTTCATCGTATGCAATTAATTCTGTTTTATTTTTCCCATTTAGTTGAATACTACGAATTTGTTTTTTAATTTTTGAATGATTTTTAATTAAATTTTCAATTTCTACTTTATTATAAACTTTAAAAGCATCAATTAATTCAAAATTAGTATAACCTTTACGATGATCATTCATTCTTGTGGCTAAGTCATTTGTATGTCCGAATTTAATTAGTTTTTCATTTGCTTCATTTGTGTTGTCAATTGTGCCAATATAAATGCATTCAGTGTTTAATGGAAAATGAACTACAATGGCTTGTTCAACTGCTTTTTGTTTTTCTTTTTTAGAGGTTTGCAGCAATTGTTGCTTTTCTTGTTTAATTTCTAAAATAACATTTTCTTTTTGTTGCAATTGAAGTTTTAATTCATCTGTTTCTTCTTCAATAATTTTATGTAAAACTTCTTCCAATTTCATATAATATTCGTGAATTTCGGATGCTTTACTAGTTTGTGCTTTTAAACATAAAGACTTAAAACACTTAATAGTTAATAATATAGTTTGTTTGTTATGTCCGCCCCATTTTTCATCATTTAAAGTTGCTCCCGAAGTTGCAGGAACAACTTCTGAACTTGCTTTTGTTATAACAAAAGCAAGATTTTTATAATCTATATCTAATTTAAAACATTTTTCTAATAAGGTTTTAGCATTTATTTTTTGTCTAAATCCTAACCATTTCCATATATTATCTAAGTCAACTACAAAATCATTATTTTTATCATAATTTAAATAGCAATAAAAACTACTTACAAATAATTGTTGTTCAAAACCAGTAAAATTTTCTTGAATTTTACTTATTAATTTGTTATTATATACCTTTGAGAGTTTAGATATTGGATTTTTCTCTATGAGATCTACGATGTTTAGTTCTTGCATCTTATTATACAATTTATAATAAAATACTCTTTAAGTTGTTTAAATCTTACTTATATATTTTAAAAACAAGATTTTTAAAAGCAAGATCAATAAAAGCGGTTTTATTACCATTTTGTCGTCTTTTTTACACTAATTTTGGGTCCAGCACCCTTCTTCTTCATAGAATTTGGGTCATATTTTTCTTCTTCATCATCTGAGCCGATATTCTTTGATAATTCCCAGAATTCTTTTGAGCCTAACCTGAAATCACCATGTGAATCGGCTTTATACCAGAACACTTGGTCTCTCAATTGATTCGATTTTGAGTTATTATTTATAACCAAGCATTCATAATTCTCAGTACATTGGTCCATAACCTGACAGAATGACTCAAATGTGGGGAACATACCTGCATAATTCTCATAAATACGCTTACGATTTGCTATGTAATTCTCTCTAAGAATGAATACATAATCAATATTGGTTCTCAGTGTTGGTGGAATACCGAGAGGATATTGCATTGTTATGACAAGCATTACCTTCCAATGTCTGCCGTTCATGAACAAAAGTCTCATCATTTTATCGCGTGCCCAAGTGTTATCATATAAGCAGTCATCTAAAATAACAAATGCGCGCGGATCAATCGTAGTTCTTTTATACTTCTCCATCTCCGCTTTTACTTGCTTCAACACTGTTCGCTGACGCTTTAAGATGTTCTCTATAATTGCAGTATTGTATTCATTGTGCACGAACAATTTTGGCACCATTTTTCCATAAAATCCGTTGCCTTCTTCAGTTCCTGATATAACAGTACCAATTGGAATTGCTTGTTGATAAAAAAGAAGATCACGAACTAAGAAAGATTTACCAGTGTCTCTCTTTCCAATTAGCACTACAACAGGTCCTTTATTTTCATCTGGTTTAAATTGAATACTTTTCATATCAAATTTTTTTAACTCAAGAGACGTCATAATTACTTATTAGATAAATAATTATTTATTTTTTTTTACGCAAAACGATATTATAATATTAAGGACAATAATAAGTTAAAAATGATTTTAATTTATATATTAAAAAGCTAAAGAATGGTAAATATTAATTATCAAAAAAGAAAGAATCAAGAACTTTTTAAAAGTTTAGAAAACCCAAAAACTATTTTTCTCTCTAATTCACAAAATTATATTCCTATTTATAACAAATTTTTTGCATTAAATGAGACAAACTATAATAATATTAACTTTAACAATAAATGGTATTTAACAAGTGTTAAAGAATATGAAGATGATGAAGATTTAAATGGAAATATATTTGACTGCAATGTTAAAAATATTAATACTAATAAGAGCAAAGAAAAGGAAGTTTTCTTTAAAATGGCACCATTATTAGACCCATTTAAATACTTAGTTGGCAAGTATGATGTAACAGATAAGAGAATTTTTAACTTACCTTCTTTAAAATCAACTGCAGAAGAATGTTATTCAAAATATATAGAACCTAATAACTCTGCGTATGTAGATGGTTTATTTGTATTTTTATCAAGTAACTTAATATATGATCATAATTTTTTACATGGTGTTGATTATTATGGTTCTTTTTTAGGAATTAAAAATAATTTTATTGTAAATGCTTTTGATGATATTGATTATTTAAATAATTCGGAATTTTTC